CGTTACATAATTGATGCTGTCGGTAACGCAACTAAATTGGGCGACAGGTTAGTACCACGTGGGGCAGTACCCACATTCTTACTACAATGACAGTACCAGTAGTAAACGCTTATATAAATTTTAGCACTGGCCCTAGTTTTGCTCAGGCTATGATATTAGATACTGGTGTATTAGATGTAAACATATTGGCTGATTCAGCCACAATTATTGTTGATGTATCAGATCAGATTAACTTTATACAAACCACTAGAGGCCGCAATCCTTTATTTGATGAATTTTCAACTGGCCAACTTACATTACGCATAGTAGATCAAAATGGTGATTTTAACCCAACTAACCCATTAAGCCCCTACAGCCCTGACCTAACACCTATGAAAAAGGTGCAGATTACTGCAACCTATGGCGCTACGACTTATCCTATATTTTCAGGCTTTATTACAAGCTATGTTAATACTCAACCTAAAGATGCTACCGAGGTTGCCTATACAACCATACAAGCTGTAGATGCGTTTAGGCTTGCTCAAAATGCGCAGATAACTACTGTGGCAGGTGCTAGCAGTGGACAATTAAGTGGTGCAAGAATTAATAATATTTTGGATTCCATATCCTGGCCAGCTACTATGCGTGATGTCGATGCGGGCTTGACCACTCTACAAAACGATCCAGGCACATTACGCACTTCACTTGGCGCTATGCAAACTGTAGCCAATTCAGAGTATGGCGCTTTATATGTTAATGCCGATGGTGAGTTTGTATTTCAAGACAGAGCTGTAACTGCTGGATCAATCGGTGGCACAATTACTACATTTAACGATAATGGCACAGGCATCCCATACGCTAATGCAAACTGGAAACTTGATGACACCCTGGTCTTTAACTCATCTACTGTTACCAGAAAAGATGGCACACCACAGACCGCTATTAACCAAGCATCAATAGACAAATACTTTATACATAGTTTTCAGATTCAAGACCTGCTAATGCAAACCGATGCCGTGGCGCTTGATTACGCACGTGCTTACACAGCCAGTCGTGCTGAGACCAGCGTGCGATGCGATTCCATCGAGCTAGACTTATACACGCCTAATTACAACGCAGGTATTATTGCGGCTTTAAACTTAGACTTTTTTGATCCGATCCGAGTAGTTACTACCCAGCCAGGTGGCTCTACCTTGGATAAAACACTACAAATCTTTGGTGTACAAAACGTTATTACACCCAACAGCTTTAGTGTCTTATTTACGACCCTTGAACCAGTCATCGATGCACTGATTCTAAATAACAATATATACGGCACTTTAGACTATAATGTGCTCAGTTACTAAGGAGAAATAATGGCCGCTGGATTAGGATTTAAGGACTTTGTTACAGGCGAGGTATTAACCGCTGCCGATGTTGATGGATACTTGATGCAAGGCGTGTGGGTGTTTGCCAATGCCGCTGCTAGAGATGCAGCTGTGACATCACCACAAGAAGGCAATTTCGCTTATCTTAAAGATACAAATGTAACCACGTATTACACAGGTAGTGCTTGGGCAAACCTAGATACAACAGGTATGACTAACCCAATGACAACTACAGGCGACACGATTTATTCATCAAGCGGATCAACACCAGCAAGATTAGGTATTGGTACAACAGGTCAAGTATTAACTGTTGCTGGTGGAGTGCCATCTTGGGCTACTGCTAGCGGTGGTGGTATGACTTTATTATCAACAACCACCTTATCTGGCACAAGCACACTCATTAGTTCAGTAAATCAAACCTATAATAATCTTTTCATAATAATTAAGAACATAGATGTTAGTTCAGGAACTAATGCTTATGTAAGAATAGAGCCAAACAGCACTACTAATGCAGTTGCATATGCAAATGTAATTGGTACTGGTGGGACTATTTCTACACAAGCCGATGGAGGTTTTCCTGGAATGATACTTGCGTCTGGTGAACTTGCTGCCTCAAATACAAATAATACGTGGGCTTTAGAAATTTATAATTATGCTTCAACTAGCAGTCATAAACCTTTTAATTTGGCTGGTGCATGGGTTATAAATAGCACCAATGCAATTGGAAGCCTAAACAGTTCTGGTTCTTATAGAAGCAATACAGAAATAACTGAATTTAGAGTTTTTTCAGGTAATGCTGGTGTTTCTTTTAATGGTGGAACTGTTCTAATCTACGGAGTAAAATAATGACAATAACAAAACGCATACACAATGTTGAAACTGACGAAGTTGTAGACATAGAGTTGACTGCTGCCGAGATACAACAATTAGAGCAGGGTGATGAATTACAGGCTGCGAAAAGAGCAGCCGAAATAGCCAAGAAAAATGCTGCTGTTGCGAAATTAGCAGCACTTGGATTAACTGTTGAGGATTTGACAGCTCTAGGTTTGTAATGCAACCCAAATTATGTGCAGCTGGTGTGCAGTTAAGAGACCAAATTGATACGTGGTTTCCAGATAGGCGTACTGCCAGTGATGGGTGGTTGGGCGATAGCCGTCACTCCGCCAGAAAATCAGATCATAATCCAGACGGGATCTGGGTTAGAGCAGTTGATATTGATTCTCGGTTGGAGTCATCCGACAGCCTCGCACCTTATCTGGCTGACCAACTCAGAATCGCAGCCAAACAAGATAAACGCATATCATATGTCATCTTTAACGGGAGAATATGCTCGAAGATATTAAATTGGAAATGGCGTAAGTATTCTGGAATAAATCCTCATAAGCGACATTTACATATTAGCTTTACAAAGCTAGGCGACACAGATGCAAGGCCGTTTGATATACCACTAATAGGGGGCAAAATATGAAGATAAGCAAAAAACAAAAAGCAATACTAAAATCATACTTTAGAGGTGTGCTTGTATCGTTACTAACATTTTTAGCAAGTAATGAATTAGGTTTAGATCCTGCCGTGTCTGTAATTGTTGCAGCTTTAGCGGGTCCAGCAGCTAGGGCTTTAGATGCATCGGATTCCATTTATGGCATCGGTGCCGATGAAGCATGACACCTACAGAGTGGGCTGGCTTTGGCGCTGGCGTTATGGCCGTGCTATCAGGCGGGCTAGTAGGATTACGTTTTTTAGTTAAAGGCTGGCTTAATGAGTTGCGACCTAATGGTGGCTCTAGTATGAAGGATCAATTAACAAGACTAGAGAAGCGTGTCGATGATCTCTTTATCTTAATTAGTAAGTCATAATTTTAATATGGCTACTAAACGCAAACCTAAAAAGAAGATAGCACGTAGGCGCAGGACCATTAAAGAGCCTGTACTTACAAAGTTAGATTTTTGGGCTATTGCCGCTAATGAAGTTTATATGGCTTGCCGTAAATCTGGAATGGATGAAGGCACAGCTTTAGCGTTTGCGATGGATAGGTCAAGTTATCCAGACTGGATCATAGACAGTAAAGATCCGATAAAGAATCCACTTGATGATTTTGAAGAGGATGAAGATTAAGCGCATAGCGTTTGTGAGTGACCTTCAAGTACCATTTTATAATGATGAAATAGTTAAATCAGTGGGTCGTTTTTTGGCTAAATGGAAACCACATCGCACAATTTGTATTGGTGATGAAATTGATTTGCCACAGCTTGGCGGTTTTAATGCCAACACCATTGATGAGATGGTAGGCAACATTCATGAAGATCGACAGCTGACACAAGAAGTATTAAGTTATTTAGGTGTTACTGATGTGGTGGGCAGTAACCACGGCATAAGACTTTATCGATCAATAAAAAAACGTTTGCCTAGCTTCTTAAATTTGCCAGAAATGCAATATGAGCGTTTTATGGGTTACGACAAATTAGGCATAAAATTTGCACCACAAGGCATTGACTGGGCGCCAGGCTGGATAGCGGTTCATGGCGACACATTTCCAATATCGCAAATTCCTGGACAAACGGCCTTAAATGGGGCTAGGAGGCATGGTAAGAGCGTTGTATGTGGGCACACCCATAGATTAGGCCAAACGGCCTTCACAGAGGCATCTAAAGGCCAATTTGGACGTACTGTATGGGGAGTAGAAATCGGTTGTATGGTATCGTTAAGTTCAAGCGGCATGGCCTACACAAGGGGTTATGCTAATTGGCAGACAGGATTTGCGGTGGCATACGTTAAAGATCGCAAAGTGCAGGTCGTTACAATACCTGTCCAGTCAGACGGCAGCTTCATTTTTGAAGGGAAAGTCTATGGGGCTTGATACAGAGTATGCCGAGCGCACCATCGACGACCATATCGATGACCTCGAAGATATTAACGTTATCTAATCGTTATAAACAAAACAGTCTAAATCATCCACAAAGTCATACACAGGTGTCACACTATTGCCATGCCACAAAGTATGTGAGCATAGATAGGGCTACAAAATGACACTTGAAATGGCTATATATTTATTTATAGGTACAAGTATTGCGTACTTATTATTGGCAACTCACATAGATGATTTAAAGCAAACTCACTATTGGCGAGGCCGTAAAGATGGCTGGGATATGCACCGCAGAATGATTAACAACAAAGTTAAAACCGATGAGGTGTTTGACTATGACAAGAACTGAGCAACTCTTTGCAGACGTCATTGACACCCTGCATAGTCGGGGCGCTGATTATGGCCACCCGATCGGAAACCATAAACGAATTGCCGAACTCTGGTCAGCTTATCTTGGCTATCCAATTCAACCGAATGAAGTTGCGATATGTATGTGCCTGGTCAAAATCAGCAGACAAGCTGAAGATCCAAGAGTCGATGACAATTACACCGATGCGCTTGGATACATCGCTATTGCTAAAACAGTAACTGAAGCGATGCAAGATGAGGATGGAGTTTGGAAAGATGGCATTTAATTTAGCAGATTACGAAACAGTCGAAAGCCGACTAGAAAAGTTTTGGAAGGAGTATCCAGATGGAAGAGTATCAACAAAGATTGAGCAGGCCACAGACACTAGATACATTATTAGTGCTCAACTATTTAAGACAGAAGCCGATGCACAGCCGTGGGCGACTGGGCTTGCTAGTGAGAGCGTGTCTGATCGGGGTGTCAATTCAACTTCTGCACTGGAGAATGCTGAGACTTCAGCGATCGGCAGAGCGCTTGCAAACGCAGGTTATGCAGCTAAGGGCAAAAGGGCTAGCCGAGAAGAAATGACAAAGGTTGCAAGTTATGCACCACCAGGCACAAGGGCTAGAGCTGTAGAAGATGTGCTACGTGCATCATTCGCAGAAGATAAGCCAACTGTATGGAGTGTTGGTGATGCAATAGAAGCAATACCAGTTAATCCGAAACCACAAGAATGTAAACATGGCACGATGATTCTTAAAGAAGGCACAGCCAAAACTGGTAAGCCTTATCATGGTTATGTTTGTAGTGCAGCAAAGCCCGATCAGTGTGATGCTAAATGGGCAAAGATTACAGCTGCAGGATCTTGGTTCTTTCCTAGCGATAGCGAAGGGGGTGATTAAATGGGATACGTTGAACTTAAAGATGGATCAGGGTTCACATTACGCATAGAAAACGATAAGAGAACCCTGACACAATCGACAGACCACTGTATTAGCTGTAATGATGACAGATTATTAACAGATGGTCAGTACTTGGTATGTACTCAATGCCACTGTAGGCAATAAGGATATTACCATGATGCACCCACAATTTAAATGCAATGGCTGTAAACGCAAGACCGAGTTTCTTTGGCTCGATCAGTTGGATATGCCAGAGGGGTTCAAGGCGTATCAGTGTATGGATTGTGGCTGTGTCGGTGTTAAGAATATAGCCGAAGCAATAGGCATACCTGACAGCGCTATAACAAGATGCACGCAGTGTGGTAGTTGGCAATTCCTAGGTACTGACTGCCACACCTGTGCTTTGATTGGAGCAAATTAATGCCAACATATGAATACAGCTGTAATGAATGCGGCACTTATGGATCAGTACATAGATCCTACGATGATGATAGTGGGCCAATGAGTTGCCCTAAATGTAATTTGCAAATGTCAAGAATGTACAGCGCACCCGGTCTTATATTCAAAGGTAGCGGATGGGGTAAGAATGGCTGAGGCTACAGCTGAGGATTGGGCTAAGCAAAATGTTTTGCATAAACAATGGCTGATAGATAATCCTGATGCACAATACATTGGTTGGATGTCCATATGACTTGCCGTCTGACCTGCGGTTATGCTAATGGATTTGACATGGCATGCTAGGCTCTAGTGTAGCAGTGGCTCACAAAGCCACAAGGCGAGCCCGACAGGGAAAGCTCGCAAGGTGCTGGCTAGTTGGGATCGCTCTAGTCATAGTTAATTTTTGCTTTGTAAAGACTAATTCCGTTGCGAATGACAAAACAAATCATTACAGACAATGGGCATTTATACAGCTTAATAACTTAGAAGAGTTTTACTGTTTAGATTACTTATATTTCAGAGAATCTAGGTGGAATCCCAATGCACGTAATGGTTCACATTATGGCATACCACAAGGTAGATCTAAGTGGTTGGCTACTGTTGATGGTTATAAGCAAGTAGAGTGGGGTATTAAATACAATAACAATAGATATGGATCTATGTGTAAAGCATTAGAACATTACAAGCTTAAAGGATGGCATTGAGTAATAAAGCGATAGGCAGTGGTAAGTGGAAGAAGCTACGCATTACCATATTAGATCGTGATGGCTGGCAGTGTGCATCATGTGGTAGGCCAGCGCATACAGTGGATCACATCATTCCACGTGTTAAGGGTGGCGATATGTGGAGCCCAGATAATTTACAATCTATGTGCAAATCATGTAACAGCGCTAAAGGTGGCCGTTTTTTTAGCCACAAGGCGACCCCCCCTGTCTTTTCTGAACGTTCTCTCCCTGAGACAGTCCGAACAGTGCCAGATTCACCATTTAATAAACCTGATACGCTTGATTTCGATGCAGAATGATGCGGAAGTAAAACAGACGCCACGAGGGGTCGGGCTAATTGGCAGCACTGAGCCTAGAATCCACACGCCTTTATTAAAAGGTTTATCTAAAGCACAAGAAGTAGCCGATCTAGCTGTAAAAATAGGCATGCCGTTGATTCCCTGGCAACGCTGGGTGCTAGATGATCTATTGACTATTGATGATCAGCAGATGTGGATCAAACGATCTGGGTTAATTCTTGTAAGTCGACAATCAGGAAAGACCCACCTGGCCAGAATGCTTATTTTGTCTCATTTATTTCTGTGGGGCAGTAAGAATGTATTGGGCATGTCATCTAATAGAAATATGGCATTAGATACGTTTAGAAATGTTGCTTACACAATAGAAGACAATCAATTTTTAAAAGACCAGGTAAGACAAATCCGCCTGGCTAATGGGCAAGAATCTATAACCTTACTTAATGGCGCTAGGTATGAAATAGCAGCTGCTACTAGAGATGCGCCCCGTGGTAAGACTGCAGACTTCTTGTATTTAGATGAATTACGTGAATGGTCAGAAGAAGCCTTTACAGCTGCATTACCAGTAACACGTGCCAGACCTAATTCAATGACCTTAATGACAAGTAACGCAGGTGATGGCTTTAGTACAGTTTTGAATGATTTAAGGGAACGCTCTTTATCTTATCCGCCTGTGACTTTAGGATATTACGAATGGTCAGCACCACAGCACTGCAAGATACATGATCGCAAAGCCTGGGCTATGGCTAATCCAGCATTAGGATATTTTGTAACTGAGGAAACTCTAGAAGAAGCTGTAAATACAAACAGCGTAGAAGCAACACGTACTGAGATGCTATGTCAATGGATAGATAGCGCAGTCAGTCCTTGGGTGTATGGATCTATTGAAGCATGTAGCGATAGCACATTAGAAATCCCTGTCGGACCTATGACTATAATGGCCTTTGATATTGCACCTACAAGAAGATCAGGTGCTTTAATAATGGGTCAGATGAAAGACGGCAAGATAGCCGTAGGGCTTGCACAGCTTTGGCATAGCGATATAGCAATCGATGAAATTAAAATGTCAAGTGATATAAATGAATGGGCCAAGAAGTATCACCCACACATAATCTGTTATGACAAGTACGCCACGCAATCAATAGCTACACGATTAGAGCAAAGTGGATGGCGCATGCAAGATGTATCAGGTCAGGCGTTTTATCAGGCATGCTCTGATCTATCCGATGCTATGGCTAACGGAAGAATGGTGCATAGTGGTCAGGCGGATCTAGTACAGCACTTAAATAACTGTGCAGCTAAGACTAGCGATGCGGGCTGGCGTATTATTAGGCGCAAATCCGCTGGAGATGTTACAGCTGCTATATCACTGGCTATGGTTGTAAGTCAATTAAATAGACCGCAACAAACCGCACAAATCTTTGTATAATTTGCACCAATAGTCCGATTTATGGTATAAAGTATACATATGGGTCTATTGTCTGCTTTGGGTATAACCAAAAAAACTGAAAATCTACAAGCGCAATACGCCCCTGCCGTTATGGGCGATAGCATTATTGGTTTTGGTTACAACACATTCGGTGCAGGTCCTATGGATCGCACACTTGCAACACAAGTACCAGCTGTTAATCGATGCGCTAATTTAATTAAAGGTGTTATAGGATATTTACCATTAGAGCTGTATAAAAAATCTACAGGCGAAGAATTAGCAAAGCCACTTTGGTGCGAACAGCCAGATATCCGACAGCCACGATCCGTCACTATTTCGTGGACTGTCGATAGCCTTATATTCTATGGTGTTGCATATTGGCGTGTTACAGAAGTTTATGCAGATGATTTAAGACCAGCACGTTTTGAATGGGTAAACAACACACGAGTAGTTGCACAATTAAACCCATTAGGTACAGAAGTTTTGTATTACACAATTGACAATGAAAAAGTACCTATGGTTGGTGTTGGTTCATTAGTTACATTTCAAGGATTAACACAAGGCGTTTTACAAACTGCGGGTCGCACAATCCAAGCTGCATTAGATATTGAGAAAGCCACAGCTGTAGCAGCACAAACACCTATGGCAACAGGATTCTTAAAAAACACTGGCGCAGATATGCCAGAAGCACAAGTACAAGGATTATTGGCAGCTTGGAAGCAAGCACGTCAAAATAGAAGCACAGCATATTTAACTAGCACATTATCTTATGAGGCTGTTGGATTTTCACCTAAAGACATGACCTATAATGAAAGTTCACAATACCTTGCAACACAAATCGCACGAGCCATGAATGTGCCTGCTTATTACATCTCTGCAGACATGAATAACAGCATGACCTACCAAAACATTATTGATGGACGTAAAGAATTTGTAGCCTATTCACTACAGCCTTATATCTGTGCCATAGAGGATCGTCTAAGCATGAACGATATAACCGCTAACGGCCACACTGTGCGCTTTAATATTTCAGAGACTTTCTTACGATCAGA